TCCCCCCGTTGTTCTTCCGGTCGTTGAAGTCGTTGAAGTCGTTGAACCAGATGTAAAAATTACAACACTTTCATCCGCCGTATTCGTAGACGGATACGATCTACCACTTCCCCAAATGATTCGGACACCTCCTGCTCCACCGACCGAACCAGAGCGATTTGTATCATCTTCAGGACCCCCAGCACCACCGCCATATGTTCCACCAACACCAGCTGTTCCACCACTTGCACCACCTGAACCACCTAAACCTGGGAGGTTTCGGGATTGCCCCGCACCATCCGAACCTTGTCCTTCAAGTCCTACACCACCACCACCGTTATTTTGTTCGCCTCCAAGGCTTTGTCCACCACCACCACCACCACCACCATTATTACCATAACTACCGGTGCCACTGTTTCCAACTCCACCTTTACCACCGGTACCACCATATCCACCAGCACCGCCGCCACCACCACCACCGTTATTTTTAAGACCACGACCGCCATTTCCACCATATCCACCACCCGACAATGTCACTCCACTACCGGCTATAGAAAACCCCCCTCCGTTTGCACCCACGGTTGTTCCATAAGCACCACCGCTACCACCATAACCTCTCAACATAATGGTTCCACCGTATGTTATTTTAGATTCACCCCCAGTTCCTGCTTTGTTGGTGATTAAATTTTTATTAGTACCAGCAGTGCCACCCGCACCTACCTGGACAGTCACGGTCGAACCCGAGGTGACCGGAAATGTTCCATATGCGAGACCTCCTCCACCACCACCAGCTCCAGAGTATTGACTGGCACCTGAACACCCCGTACTACCTCCTCCACCACCAACAACGACACAACTTAGAGATGTTACACCCGTGGGTACAGTGAAAGTTCCTGAGCTAGTAAATACCTGTTGCCCCGGGGCCGCTGGTGCCTTAGCCTTATTTGCATTTATAGTTGCGTTTAACGTATCGTATTGGTTCTTATAATATTGTGGTGTAATTCCTAACGTTTTGTTTTTGTTTGGGTCGGTATTCTCAGCAATAATATTCGCATATGTTGTTTCGAGGTACGTCGGGTAATTTGTGTTCAGTTCACTTATCGTTGTTTCCTTAGGCCATTGTGTTTTAATAACATATCTGTTTACTTTCGTATCCGAAGGACATGCTTCACCTTGACCAACCGCATCTATGCGAGTGTGTCCCCAATATTGACAATCGTGTATATCATTGGGCCCACAATCAAACACGTTATATCCAGCTATCTTTCCGTCATCAGTTTCCATAAGATTGGTCCAATACGATTCGCAATCTTTAGAGTATCTAAACTCGAATATCGTACTAGATTTATTATTAATATCAGATAGTTTAGCGACTTTTAGTTTATCATCCCCAGCTACGTACATGTAATATTTATCACCACCCGTAGTTTCATATGCGAATTTTCCATATTTTACCGTATCTGTATCAGTAACACCTTCAGGTTTTTCCAAATAAAATTTTTTTCTCGAAGTTTCATTCACCAAAACAATTTTATTAGTCGAATTCACACCGAAGTACTTATTCACCAAACCTGGAAAATACGGGTAAAAATAACCGATATCACCCGTTTCTTCAAATCCGAGTTCTAGTATAAAACAGGTTTTTCGTACCCACCATTTAGGATCGTTTATATCACACGCGTTCCTATTAATAGATTTGTATAGATCTTCTGTACTGTCCTTTGGGTACACGTAAATTTTAGTACCCTCCGTACCAAGTATTTCCTCGAGTGTATCTTTTTTTGGTCCACTTGTAAGTTCATACCAGGTTGGTACATTAGATTCTTTTGCTGAAATATCTGATACCGATGCACTAAAATCGTTTGTACCTAACGAAAACTCCCCCGAATAAACTTTTGTATCATCGCTTATACTGTTATAATACACACTGAGTGTATTAGTACCTAGAATTTCAGATCCAAACTTCTTATTTTCGATCGCTTTCAAATTCACGTCCATAAAGTTTTGAAGGTTCTGGGGTGAATCGTCTTCAGTTTCGTGTATTTTATTGCCTGTTTCATCGTCGTATAAAACCATTATCCATTTATTTACACTTCCAGAAACACCCGCCTTATTTTTCCAATCAATACCGAGTGAACCTATAGTATACTTTTCCTCTGTAAAAAGTCGACACTTATACAAAAGTAAAATGATAAATAGAATGATAAGAACTGTAAGAAGTATCATTTTATATATCACGAGATTTTTTATACCGAAATAATAAAAATGTATCGTCACAAATTTACTATATTAACGGTCGTTGTCATCTGTCGAAGTAACAAAATTAGGCACTTTTCTGTAAGATGATTGCCAATTACTTACAGATGCATGTTCTGAACAATTTTCTGTTGCGAACATATCACATTCCTCACTAGATCCAGGTTTTTGAATATCCATACTTTTAAATTTACACCCATATCTCCATTTACCGTTTACCCATGAACTCCCCAATCGATATTGAAATCCTTTACAATCATCAAATGTGTCACATTTTGCTTTACACTCGTCTATAGTTCCCCACATGATTGGCGTCGGTGACCCATCGTCGAGAACATCAATATTTAAGTTATATTCGGCGAAAGCATTCTGGGTGCCTATTACTACACCCGTTACTTTCTCGTAAGAATTTTTCGCTGAACATGTTGCCGCTGTTAAAACACCATCATCACATGAGCTATTCCCCGAGACAACATAACCAGTATTACAAATAGGTTGGCATGATTCACCGTCCTCGAGTTCAGATACACAATCACCTACACTACCATTCGTTGGTGGTATAGACGTATCACAAGAATCGCCTTTAGGACGAATTATTTCATATAAATGTGTCTTAACGATACGATTTTCACTCGGGTTGTCTTCAATATTATCAGAATTTACTTCGACACCTGAAAAATAACACTTAAGTTGTTTCGGATAATAAAGTATAGATTTACATTTATCCATATTTAAACATTTAGTTTTACAAGCACTGATATTATTACCACTATCCATCATCGTCGATACATGCTGTTCAGAGACCGTGTTCTCTTTATCGCTACGGTCTATTCCTGGGTTAGCATTTGTTCCATTACCAGCGTCAATCCAAATCTCGGTTACATCACTTTTAAATTTCTTTTTCTCGTATTTAACAAAACTAGCTAACTGAGGTGTGCCTGCTGTGGAAGTTCCGTTTTCAATATCATACGTGTATGTTACATGTTTAGGGATTTGTAGATCACCTCCATTACCAGTGTCTGTAATCACCGTAATACCATTTTCTTTTATTATCCAACCAGGTACATATTGAGGTTCTGAGTATACTATTTTTATTTGTTTGATTTGTGTATCGGATCCTATAGTAAATATCTTATCATTCGTACTGTAACCCGAACTACCCCATTTTGATAAACTATCATCATCTATAAACATGTTATCCGAATTATTGTTATGAGTAGGTATTATGTGTATAAAAGTCTGGTCCTTTGTTAATAAAGTGTCATTGATTTTTATATATTCAATGTGTGGACCAAGTGCCGATGATTTTATGTTCATGATAAATTCGTATTGGTAAAGAAAACAGGTTGCAACTTTTATTTTATTACCAAAATAACAATCTGTATACCCCGCGAGTGTATATCCATCGTTACAAGTAGGTTGACATATTGAACCACTCGCGAGATCAGATGGACAACCACTATTCGTAATACTATTCACTGTTGTCGAAGACGCATCACAAGTACTTGGGATACACTCTGCAAGGGTCAATGTTCCAGCCGAACACGATGTTTTTCCCGAGACTGTATATCCAGTATCACACGTAGGTGTACACTCACTTCCGTGGGTAAATGGTGATGTACAATTAGTACCCGCAAGACCGTTCTCTGGATCCTGCATAGTACAAGAATTGGGCAAACACTCTGCCTTTGTTAAAACACCGAGAGAACACGATGTAGTACTTTTCGTACTCGAGAGTGTATATCCATTATCACACGTAGGTGTACACGTACCATTGTGGGCGAGTTCAGTTGGGCAATCACCTGCACCGCCGTTCATTGGATTCTCCATAGAACAGGGTGAGGGTTCACACGTTTGTTCGGTCAATTCTCCTAAGTAACACGCTGTTTGGACTCCTTTGCGTGTATATCCATCATCACACTCAAAGTTACACCAATTACCTGAATACATTGTATTTATAAAAGCATCACAAGTTCCTAATTCACCATTTGTTGGAGCAGTCGGTAAATCACATGAATTAGGTTCACACGTTGCCTCTGCTATTATTTCACCTAATCGACACTCTGTATTTCCCGAGACTGTATATCCATCATTACACATAGGTTGACATGTTGAACCACTCGCGAGTGTCGTTGTACAATCACCATTAACTGCACTGCCCAATGTTACGTATTGACCCTGACTATCGTCCCACATTTTTGGGTCTGTACTAGCCATATCATTACAAGAACTGGGTTCACATTGCCCGTGGGTAATTGTTCCCAATAAACACTCTGACTTCCCAGATATTGTATACCCATCAGGACAACTCTGTGTACATGATGAACCGCTCGCAAGATCATCTGGACAATCGCCATAACTACTGTGCCATCCGTTATTTTCAAAATCAGAAACTGGTTGTGTAATTTGCGCATTACAAGAACTGGGTTCACACGTTGCCTCTGTTAAAATACCTAATTGACACGTTGTATTTCCCGAGACTGTATATCCATCATTGCACGTAGGTTGACATGTTGAACCACTCGCGAGTGTCGATGTACAATCACCTACACCGCCATTCGTTGGTGGTATAGACGCATTACAAGAATTGGCTAAACACGATGCTGCTGTTAAGTTACCGAGATTACACGAAGTCATATTTGAACCATCGGGTGACCATACTGTATACCCATTATCACAAATAGGTTGACATGTTGAACCACTCGCGAGTGTCGATGTACAATCGCCTACACTGCCATACATTGGTGCTATAGACGCATCGCATGTATTTGTCGAATCAGTATTATCCTGTTTAGAATCTGACTCTGGTGTGGTATCATCATCATCATTTTCTTCATTGTTGGTGTTATTTTTTACCGTAATTTCGTCATCTCCTGATAACAAATACCAACTCGTAAATATGGTAAAGACGGTAATTATTACAAAAACAAAAATTAATGACGTATTATTTGATTTATTATTATTGGTCAATAAATTCTTAATATTAAATGCCATCGTTATAATGTACTTATATTTTTTTTATTTATTCCGATTTTTCCGGGGTTTCTTCCTCAGTAGGTGATGTCTTTTCCTTGAATAAGTAAACCGCGGTGAATATACCAGTAGCCACTATAAGGATGGAAAAGACTATAGAAATATAAAAAATATTACCGTACTATAAATGAACGTTCGTCCTGTTACTACAGTTCTCATGGAAGCGCTTTTTATCGGTTTGATGTTACAACTTTTGGTCATGGGTCTTATGAAATTTGTGTATAAAGGTACAGGTGTGTTAATTATTGCGGGTGCGTTAATACATTTATTGTTTGAATACTCGCCTTTCGGTAATATAAATGAAAAATGGTGTAAAATTATATTTAAATAGTTTAGTCTACGTTAGAATTCATCTCTTCTAAAAGATTATCTTTGTCTCTAAGAAGTTCAAATAAATCGTCGTTTAAATCTTGTAGTTTATGTTCAATTTCCTCGTTATATTGAGCAAGGTAGGATTTGTAAAATTCTCTTTCATTCCCTACGTTGTGTCCTTTATCTAACAGATTCCCGATCGTGTATCTTGGCAATCGTATACCAAGTTCTTCCGCGCGTTTTTTAACAGCTTCTTTACGGACGTTTACAGTAATTCTCTGTTTTGGTTTTGTGTTACGTATAGTTCTCTGTGTCTTCGTTATTCTTTCATCCAATCTCCGTAATTCAGCTTCGTCGAATTCACGGTTTATACTTCGTCTTCTATCCATTTCATTAATCATTCTAGGTACGTTTATAGGTGGTATTATTAGAGAGTTAACATAATTTAACAATTCTTCTCTTTCATCCGGTTCGGGTGCGAAAACGTTATCATCGTCATCGTCGCTTTCCTCGTAATATCTATAAGGATGTGGTCTACGTTCAGTAGAAAATGGTACGGGCGGTACAAGAGTATTATCGGTCATTATTTCTCTCATAATAAAATCTTCGTCAGTATCTTCTTCAGATTCAGAATCGCAATTTGAATTCGGATTTGAAAGGCTTTCGTGTACCTTTTTTATCGAGTTGCACATTTCGAGATAATTTCCCTCAGGTATTATCTCGGAATTCAAGTCAATAAGACGCATTAAATTTGTAAGTTCATCCATTTTTAATATCTTAAAAAAAAATAATAAAAAACTCAACTAAGGTTTGGTATATTCACATTTATATCATAAAATGCATCTATAATTCTATTATTTGCATTCATAAAATTACAAATGTTTTCCATTTCGAGTTCGATATTGTCTAATTCTACAATATAACCATTCTGTAAACCTCTTGTGTGTTCATTAATTATACGCATATAATCTGTGAAAAACTCTTTACTATTAGAAGCGTGACCAATACTTTGTAATTCTTCTATAGTAACACATAAAGGTAAATTTAAGGCGCTACAATATGCAGTAAGTGCTTCTATCTTGAAACGAGAAGTTATACGGTGTCTTAATTTTGTTTGTTTGAATAATTTTTTAATTTCTTTTCTTTTTCTAACGAGTACCATACACCTTTCGTATATAGTATCGTAAGGATCATTTTGTAAGCTTCGAGGTAATACACGGTTACGATTATACGTATTTGTTTGTTCGTTTTTATACACCTCGCTTAATTTATTACACATGTCTAAATAATCACCTTCAGATATACTATCTGAATGTTCATCTATAAATGTCATTATTTTATGAAGTGTATTAACACTCGACATTATTACTAAGTATTATATTTTATTTTTTAATTACCGATTTTGAAAGTAAAAGTAAAGCTTCTATAGCTTCACCGATTTCTTTATGTTTTAAACAAAAACCATTTTTACCGGCTCTGCAATAACATTTTTCGTAAGGACAATTTGGACGCATTTTTTCGTTTTTATTTATTTTTTTTATTTTATTTTAACTTAAGCTTCGTATTCACTCAAAATTTCACCTTCTTCGATATCTTCATCCGTTTCTTCGTCTTCGCTATCGATTTCTTCTTCTTCATCTTCACTCTCGAAATCGTGAATGGTATCGTCATCGATATTTTCAGGTAAAATGGAATAAAGTTCTTCCCATTTAACATACCCTTGGATTTCATAATCATCGATTAAGTTGTCTAAATCGATTTTATCCGAAACACCCCAATCGTTTTCAAATAACCATTTCCAATAACCAAGTTTATTCCGAGTTATCTTATACGGAAAAAGTTCAACGTTAGAATCGTTATCATCTTCAAACAATTCTTCCGTTTTTTCATCCATATAAATATTATACATGTAGTTTACAACGTCAATTTCTTTTTCAGATCTATAGTCTTTAGGTTCGTGAAAAAATGTGACGAAATGTGCTTCACCGTAAGAAGTTTTTACTTTTTTTTTGTGAATACCAATGTATGCAATGTAATTTTTATTGTTTTTTGAAATTAAATGTTCCGGGTACCCAAATTCCGCTCTTAGACCATAAACTTCTGTATTATAGCCACAAAGATCGGAACATAGATCGCCTAAATGGTTAAGTTTAATGAGGGACGTACAGTTTTTTAATAATTCTTGTGTGAGATAAGGCATTGTGTTTGTGTTTGTATATATAATATTAAAAGTCTAATTGTTTAAGTATGATTACATTTTATTTAACCATGGTGTTTTGTGAGTCTTCGTTCACAGTTTCATCGGGCTTAGAAGGTAAAGTTTTTGTAAGCTCATTCCAATGTAAATCTTTGTGAGATAATTTATTTTTCATAATAAATTTTTCACCCGATTTAATATCGGTAAAGTATTTACTCAAATATTTAGTCCAGAAATCACTCTTATTGCTACGAACAACGCGAGGAATAAGAATCGTATCTTTTTTATTTGTAGATAACTTTTTCGAAACCATATCGATAAATGGTTCAATAATACCACTACACCCTTTGTTTTCGTGAATAAACTCAATGAAACGAATATCGTCACGGTCTTCGATTTTACTCAAACCAATGTAACCAATATAATTGAATTCCTTAGGGTTACACTCAATAGGGAAATCTTCATTGGGTTTAAGACCCCAAATTTCCATATCCAGTTTCCCATCACTTGCGATAGTAGAGAAAAGTTCATCCATTTCCACGACCTGTTCAAGATCAGTGGTATTTTTTAACAATTGATAAAAGACAGACATTTTTATATTTTTTATATTTTACATGTTATCTATGTCACTTAGGTCTTCATTAGCTATTAATATTTCCTCTGCGACTATTTGATAAAAGGCCATTTTATACGCTAAGAATCCAAAAAGTGTCGCACCCATGTTAAAATCAAAAGGTAAACTTGAGGAATTCCATACCGATTCTCCTAAAGCAAGAAATGTAGGTACTAATAACCTTTTATTTAAACCCGGTGTTTTTCCAATATTATCGACGTAAGATGAAAGCGAATCTACGTATATACACGATGCTATTGTACCTAAACTTGCAGATATACCATCAACAGGTGTATGAAAAATAAAATGGTACGTCGAGATCGCAGCTCCGTATCTCAGAGTCGTTTTTTTAATTTTAGTCTTTATTTGTTCATATTCTGCTATACCTTCTTTTCTTTTAACTGGACACGATATTCTAAGTGTTTTTTGTGTAGGATTTATTATATTTAACATTAATTACTATACATTACAATTTATTCGTTAAGTATCTAATATGTGATATCGATATTAATATTTTCATCGTTAAAATATTTTCTTTTAAATTCGCGTTCTTTATTGAGAAATTCTTCACATCTGTTAACTGATTCGTATATACGAACTTGAATTTCAGTTAATCTATCTTCGTGTGTAAAATTGTCTTTTTTTCTAGACATTTTTCTCCATTTTTCACCGAAAAGGTTTATGTATTTCAAATTACGCCTTTCGTATTCTAGTTCATTCAACAATGTTCTGTATAAAACTAATGAATACGAATCATATTCTTCACGTTTAAAATCGTCGTAACAAAACTCTTCATATGCCAGTGTTTTCATACGTTGATAAAGTTGGCTCTCCCCATTTTTCTTTCCATTTTCTGGCCAAAGTTTCGAGTCTTTCTTTTGAGAATCGTGTATTTCGTAATTGTTTTTCCGGGGCTCCTGGACACACAAGGTTTTCGTATTCGTATTTTTGAGATTTTTCCCATATAATCCTTTGAACGTCTTCACAGAGTTCATTTGTCGCTTGACAGAAAGCGATTTTGTAGTCGTGAGTGTGTAAGTGCATGTAGTCCATTTCATTTATCTATTATTGTTTTTATTTCTTTATTTATATTTGAAATACTTAGGTCTATAATGAACAAATTCCTTATCATGTTTCAAATATTCTAAAATAACAATCTCACCGGTATCATTTTTTGATACAATCTTGTTCGTAGAAAAATTTGGTGATAACATCATATCAGAGTATATATTTTCTTTATTCATAACATCTGGGTGGAATGATACATGAGATTCTGTTGGTTTTAATGTTTGTGTATTTGAACCCAATAAGCGAGATATACTAGAGTAAAACGAAAACATGCTATTATTTATGTTTATTTTTTTATATACTAATTATAATATGGTTTCACTCCAGGAGTTACCTAAAAAGGTTCAATATATAATTGTGGATTCAAAATTTGTAAATGGTTCCAATAATACGTTCAGTATAGATCTTACACTTGAATCAAATTTACACTTGGAAGATATGACGCAAGTATGTGGTCTAAAACCAGTCGATTTTTACGTGACACAGGTTGGACAGGATAACCCAAACTCTGACACTCACATAAGTAGTGTGGCAAAGTACATTGATATAACATGTGAAGATATACCTAAACGTGCTCAAATACTTGATGAACGTAACGGACAAATTTTAGCACGCGTACCACTCGAAAGACATTTTAATTATGGTTCACATACTATAATAAGGGATAAACAATGGAAAGCATTCCCAAGACAAACAAACTTATTTAACCCGATATCTATACAAAAACTTCATTTTAAGTTATATGAATTTCAAGAAGATACGGATTATGTTACATTACAACCGGATGCAGAATGGTACATGGTTCTCGAAGTTACAACAATAGACGTAAAAGAAAAACCTATAAACAAAGAAGTTCAAATTCTTGAGGCTTTACATAAACTTATCGGGAAGATAGATGATCTTAACGTAAACGTTAAAAAACTTCCAGATAAGGAGGATATTGATAAAATGGAAATAGAAAAAAAGAAAAAATATCCACTTTATTACCTTCTTACAGTAATTCTATTATTTGGAAGCGGATTTTATCTATTAAAACGTAAAAATGTACCTACATCTATGCAGGTACCAATGTCTATGCAACAAAGGTTTTAAATTTATTCAGTTTTTTTAACTGGAGTTTTTTTAGCTGGAGCTTTTTTAGCTGGAGATTTTTTAGCTGGTGAAACAATTTTCTTTGCTACTGAAGTTGGCGCTGGCGCTGGTGTTGCTACTGGCGCTGGTGTTGCTACTGGCGCTGGTTTAGCGACTGGCGCTGGTTTAGCGACTGGTGCTGGTTTAACGACTGGTGCTGGTTTAGCGACTGGTGCTGGTGCTTGTGGTTCGATGAGATCAACGAGTTGTTTAAGTATACCATAAACAGCTTCTGGTCGAACCTTTGGTCTTTGAGATTCAGAGTCGATTTGGCTTCTAATGAAATCCATTGCGTAATATATATAAAAGAAATATTATCTTTATAGTAAATGTTATTCATCGGTCCAACTCTCCTGAGTGGAATTGGACAACATTGTAAAAAATATATGGATATCTTTCCTGAAGTTGGATATACTAAATATATTCAGATACATGAAGATATACCCGAATCCGATAGTGCTTTTATATTTGCACTTCCTGTAAAATATTGGTTGGATAAAATACCCGAAATTAAAAGAAAAATAAAAAATGTTACGTGTATGACCGTCTGCGAAACCGAGACGGTTCATGAAGATTATGGTAAGCTTTTTGATTTATTTGATAAAATTGCCGTACCAAGTGAATATTGCAAAAAAGTATTTAAACGACAGTTCCCGTCTAAACATTTTTATATATTGCATGCACATATACCTGATAAGAGACCTTATACATTTTATCATATAGGTAATGTATACGATCCACGTAAGAATTTTAATAAAATATTAGAATGTTTTATACGATTAAATAAACCTGATGCTCGATTAATTGTTAAAGCAACGTGTAAACACCCGTTTAAAGTCAATATACCAAATGTTACTATTATTAATGATCTTTTACCAGATGAATATATGGAAGATATACACAATAAATCCGATTGTTATATAAGTTTTTCATCATCGGAAGGTGTGGGTATGGGTGCAGTCGAAGCGGCGGTAAGAAATAAACCAGTTATTATAACAGACTATGGAGGTGCGTCAGAATATATAGAAACACCTTATACGATAAACTGCGAACTCCAAAAATTACCTAAAGATGATTTTTTATACAAAGCTGGCATGGAATGGGGCAAACCCAATGTAGACCAGCTAATAAAATTTATGGAGGATGCATATAACAAGAAATTAAGGTATATGGACCATCCGAAAACTCGTATGCTGACTTGTAAAGAAAATGTATTACAAGAATTCGTCGTTAATGTAATTGGTAACAAGAATAATCATACCGGTCAATATAGCCCCGGAAGTGAGTGATCCCCTTTGGGCTATAAGCATGGCGACAATATCATCTATAAATTTAATATTAGTTGGTTTTTTAAAAATTTCTGGTACGATTTGAGAAATGGCGAGGTAAAGAGCCATTCCTATTATAACAGGTCTGAGGGTTTCCTGGTCTAACATTTACTATTACAATATATTTATTTTTTAGAAGAATGTTTTTTACAATATTGTCCACAAGATGCTTTAAAGGTACATCGTTTTCCACTCATTGTTATCGCGGAACATATAATAGTTTTTGTTCTAATGTGAATTATATTTTCCGGGACTATTTCTAAAAATTTTATTTTACTCTTTTCTCTCTTATCGTCATACTTTTTACGAGACTCTCTAAGTTTATGAATACTTCTCGCAAAACGTTCACACTTTTCTTCTTGGTTTTTGTATAAACCTCGGGCAATATCTAAATCTTTTTGTTCATATAACATGTTCATTTTCACGTCGGGTTTGGGTTTGATTCCTAATATATATTATATATTTCGAAACTGAGGTTGTAAAAATACATATAATTATAGAATTACAAATAACATAATACCATAAATATTCATATATACCCAAAAATGTTGTTAACAGCATAGCAAACATAACATATACAGTGTACACAATAATACCGTACAGACTGTTATTTTGAACACTATGTAATGGTAATACACATGCAATACAATTAGATATAGATATCATATTATCATATACGAGTGAATAATATGCACTAACTAAAATAATAAACAAATTTAACCAATGTACAATTTTTGGTTCGAATAATTGATAATCGGGTTGTCGTCGTCGTTGTTGAATTTCGAGTTCGGGGTTAGGTAACACTTCTAATACAGATGGTCTTTCTTCGTCATAATTTATACCTATACAATGAGTTCCATCAGGTTGTCTAATTTCATTATAGTACATAAAAGAATAATTTGTTTTTCTTTTATGTACATTAATTGTAAAGGATTTTGTTTCAATTGTAACGCACCTTTGAATCCTTATATTAAATCGAATAATTATGAGGTTCGTGAACTTATTAGGAAATATAGACGTATTAACCCAATCTGGTTATACAACAACGAAACGTATTATAAGTTTTACGGAAATGTATTGAAACGTGTATGTTTTTCCTGTTTTACAACCCTTAAAAAACCAAGTAAAAGACAATTGCTTTTAAGAGAGATAGGTAAAACTAAAAATATAACAGATAATTCTTTATCGTTAACAACAAAAGATATGTTATTTTGGTATCAAAGTTTGTACAGATATGTTTCCAAAAATTTTAAAAATAGACCAATGATCGTGTATAACTCCATTTAAAAAATTATATATAATAAGTAGTATGTGCGATACCAGTGGTCCAAATACAGGGTCTATAATATCACTGAATGCGATAGGTAAACAGGATACGTATTTGATAGAAAATGATCAGACTAAATCTTTTTTTACAAATAAAAGTAAAAGACATTCTAATTTTACAAAATTTCATAAAAGTACTGTTGTTAATAAACCATCTAATGCTTCGTCAAATTGGCCATTTAATCAAAATGTTAGCGTAACACTTAACCCGAGAAATATGGGTGATCTGTTATCAAATATGTACATTTCGTTTGATTTACCAGCGGTTTCTAATTCTAATTTTAACTTTTCTGACCAAATTGGTAGACATGTTATAAAATCTGTCACTATGCGTGTAGATGAACTCGTTATAGAAAAGTTTCATGCAGATTGGGGTATAATTCATGATGAACTTTATTTAGACGAATCAGAAAAAAGAACTTTAAGATACACTATCAACAGAAATTTAGCACAGGGTACGGCTATATCGAATAAGAGTTTGGCGATACGAAATTCAAAAGTTTTTATTCCAATACCGTTATTCTTTTCAAGAAAATACGAAAATGATGAATATGAAACTAATAAACCAAATAGACCCTATTTTCCGACGTGTGCTATACATAAACAAAAAATACAATTTGATATTGAGTTTTTCCCACAAAATTTCTTTACCGACGATACTTCTACTTTATCGCTGAGTAGTTTTAACATTGTTACAGAGGAAATAACAATTGAAAATGCAGAACGTATGTATTTGAAAAATGAAAAACAAACTTTTATTACAGATATAGTACAGAAACATCCTTCTCTCCTTATAAATTCGGGTGTTACTAATACAAAAATAGAACTTGTACCTAAAATACCGGTTAAATCGATTAACTGGTTTTTTAGAAAAACTTTATTCGAAAACGAATCTATATCAAGGGGACCAGGTTTCACTAATTCAACTGATAATAATAAATACTACTTTCACAATAGGTATAATTTATCTACACAAAGTACTTATTCAATTACTAACGAATTTTATAATCCTCCCATGACAAGTGCTAAAATTTTTGTAAATGGAGAAGATATTCCGGGGTTTCAAGATAGTGATCATAAATATTATAAATATACCATACCATTATTGTCTCGGTTATCAAGGCCTTTAAGAAATATATACACGTTTGCATTCTCGATGAATCCGGTAAATGTAGAACCATCGGGAAGCTTGGATTTTAGTCAGTTACAATCTAACAGAACTGTTTTAGATATTAAAATGGTAAATGGTCTACCCGAAGACTATAATTTACACATTTATTATGTAGGTTACCAAACCTACACGTTTGAGAATGGATATATTAAACGTGCTTATTAAATAACTTATTTTTATTTATTTTTATATATTCGATTATATTATTTTTTATACACCATCTTATAAAATTTAACTGCGCAACTGTTGTATGAATTTCATCAGATGTACCTGGTATTGTGTAACTAATCTTATCTGTTCTACAAAAAGGATCAAATAACTTTTTACTATAACCATCCAAGCTCGATTTATAGGCACAGTGAACACTGAAAATTTTTCCATCGTTAGTTTTGTATGTTAAATTATTTTTTTTAGAATAATTTGTTATGAACCATTCGAGATTTCTCAAAGATATACCACCAGATTTGTTTAGTATCTGTTTTAATACATCTTTATTTTTAGATTCTTTATAAAAACCATCTATAGAAGTTAATAATATATCTGATTTATTCATCTTATATATTTTTATTAATTAAACTTTAAGTTTATTTAAAAACTGTTTTTGTAATAGGTAGTGGTGAAGATTCATCATCGGACGTATTGTTGGATGAACTGTCATTACTAACATTACATGGAACTTTTATCCAATTAGAAATAATAGGCACACTATCTATTTTTAAACTTTTTGCGTGACTTTTACAAAATTTATACGAACCAACCTTCCATTTAGCAGATTTCATGCATATTTTACCACTATTTGATATCCCACAACATAATTTTATACACCCGGAATCCCGAGTATGTGTGTCAATTATATACTCTAAACAAGATGATATATTAATAAGTCCTTTTTTTTCTCGAGATAAACGTTCAATTGTATTACATTTTATAATATCGAGTCTTTCTATAGCTGTATTATGAATAGCATTACTTAGCCTAAATTCAATTCGTGCAGTTTCTCTTATATCTAACATTTTTGGAAATGACACATATTCGTCTTTATAAACATATTCACATTTTTTAATAAGATCGTCAAACGGTATTTTATATTTTTCAGAAATTTTATGATATATATGAATGAGCTCGTATTTTATTAGATTTTTGATATTTTTTTCAAAAACCTCGATCGTTTGTGAAAAAGTTGTGATATCCATATTCTTATAATACATTGTACTTTATTTTTTAAGTTTAAAAATGTCTGATATACGTTGCTGTTTAGGATCGTAATCACACAATTTACTTCGTTTTTCGGGTTTAGAACGTGTTATGAGTTCCCCGAATATTTCTTCCTTAGGGTTGTCAAATAATGGTTCTATAAGATCACATATAGGGTTGATAAATTTATTAAGAAAATAATAAGAGTAATCTATATCCATTTTATTATCGACCGCGTATTTCGGATCTTCAGCCTTCTCGTAAGCTTTTGCTCTAGGATCCCAAGTTTTACATAAAATATAAGGAACTCTATCACCAGATTGTGGTTCAGAACCAGGTTGTCTATCACGCATCTTATTGCGAACCTGTACGTGTGGTAGATTATCAGACTTATACGAATCACCCAATTGTTGAGAAATTATAAGCTTTTCGTTAGGTACGTCACCTTCTAATAACTCGATAGCCCGTTGTAAAGCTAACGCTTTAGGTCTACTCGTATTGTTACTTTCTAATATAACATCGAGTAACTCTTTGGAAACTTCACGCATATAAGGAGTATTATCACGCCGAACAAGTTGAAGGCCTTTCACATCTATACAATCCATATTCATTTTACCATCTTTACCTTGCGTCCATAATTTTGCCGCATACCTTTTCTTTGAATACAAAAAATATGGATAATACACCTTTTCAAGTTCTAGATTGTTTGGTTTCTTAAAAAGTTTCGTACACTCTTCTGCCGCGCGTTCACCAAGTTCCCAACTATATTTAATAGCCTCCTCACCTTTACGTTCACCGACGTCAAATTCAACCATAACAGAATCAGTATCACCGTACCTTACCTTTGCACCCGGGTAATGTTTCTCGACGTAATTCTTTGTATCTTCAATCATCATACGTCCTTTCATTGTTGTCGAAGACGCTATAGGTACACATGGTAAAATACCTTTAGACGCACCGGTAAAACCGTATACAGAATTCATTGAAATCTTATACGCCAATTGTTTACCGTTATACATCTCTTTTAAAGATCCCGTCGAATTAGCCATATCTTTTTTTGCCTGTTTTCTAAACTGTTTAAGTTCTGTTAATATATTTGGTATAAGACTTGGTACATTTTGTACGAATTTATAATTTCCAAATGTTTCGATCTCTAAATCGGGGTATAAATTTTTGTTTTCGTACACAGGGTCCATTATCAAGGTAGAATAACACAAATTGTGTCCCACCATTATAGACGGGTACAAGGCTTCAAAATCAAGGGCGGTTATCGGTGTGTAATACGCACCCTTTTGCGCCTCCAGTACAGTCGCACCTTCGTATCCATCCACGAGACCCTGTCCCCACTCAATAGTAGGAACAATGTACCCCATTTCTCTCGCTTTTTTAGTTAACTGACTAAACACTTTAATCTGTTGTCCTCTCTCGACTAAATAACATAACGGAACCCATGTCGCTTTTGCCATCTCGAGAAGATTTATAAGTGTACATAATTTAGAAAGTAATTTGTGCGGAAGTAAAGTATCTTTTATACAATATTCCGCAACCTCGCGTAGTTTTACCGGATCTCCCTCTCTGAAACGAGCAAACATTTCTTTGATAGGCATATCAATCTTTTGATCACCCAAATATAATTTAGAAACGTTATCGAGTTTATACGAATCGAGTTTATACCCTTTTTTAACCTCGTGAAACATATCAAAAATGAAACGACCTGGTATAGGTAATAATTTAAGTTCATTATCACCAAGTGCACTCGAAGACAGTTTTTTTACTTTCATCTCACACGTGTGACCCTTAAGTTTACTCATTTCATAAAATTTAGACGAACACCTAACCATATTAGCTCGTGTCATTATATAATTCATATCAAAACCGAATATGTTCCAACCAGTTATTATATCTATATCCATTTTTACCATATATTCACTAAACGCTTCTAACATCTTACGTTCAGAATCGTAACTTAGAATAGTACATCCTTCAAGCTCACTATCCGTTTGTTTATAACAAAAACAGGTTTTATTATAAGGAACGTCGGTACCAAAATAACACAGGGAAACTGCAATTTGAAAACAACAATCGCCTAATATTTCAGCATCCGGAAATTTACCAGTCGAACTATTACATTCAATATCAAGGGATGCGACTACAAAAGGCGCAGTTTCAGGTTTATCGATCGGTTTTAATTTTTTCCAATTACTACATGTTATATCAATGTCAGTATTTGCGTAATTTGTATCAGTACAATCACTCCCAGAATCTAACCACCCAGTTGACTGAATACCAGTTATATGCATTAATCTAAGTACCGGATCCAAATTAGACTCATAAAGTTTCAATTTCACCTCTTCACCAGTAAATTTCCATTGTCGGAGTTCTTCGTCGTTTACGATATCAAACACCCATTCATAAATTTTCAAATGTCTTTTCAGCATGTACCCAACCTTACGACGATTCGCGAGTGTATCAAAATTAAGTTTCATAAAATAAAATTTTTTACTATTCTGAAATCCCCAAACATCCATAGAAGATTGTATATCGTAACTCATTTTTAAACCAGGACAAACCTGTCTTATACTATCGTAATATATCTCAGCACGTCTATCGTAACCATCAGTAGGTAATTTAATAAAAAAATAAGGAGCAAAGTGTGTAGTAAGACATATAGATTTTCCACTCTGTGTCTTACCAAATATATGTACTAAATGTTGATCATCTTTGTCTTCGGTTTCCCATGTAAGTACCTGAAAGACGACCATTTTTCTTATTACGTTATCGCTCGATTTTTTTAATATACTATATTAGTAAAATATGTCAGCTGCTTTGATCGATCTAGTATCAGTAGGTGCACAAGATGTGTACATCACAGGCGACCCACAAGTCTCATTTTTTAGACAAAACTATAAACGTCATACCAACTTCGCGATAAAACCAGAACGTCTCGATTATATCGGTTCATTTAAGGAAGGTGCCGAAATCAAAATTCCAATCCAGTCAAAGGGTGATCTTTTAAGCTATGTTTGGCTCGAAGGTACTAGTATTAACACCAAACATATAGACAACCCAGCAACAAGTTTATTTAATTCTCAATCAAACCCAACCGAATTTTCTCTTTGGATAGGTGGTCAAGAAGTGTGTAAATTAGACGCTCTCTATGTTGCGGGTGTTCATAACGTTCTCTATAACGAATCTCAGGCAAAGGCTACCACTGCTATGACCACAAGAGATCAGCAAGCAAATGCTAGTAAAGGAAGTTACGTCATACCATTCTTTTTCAGTGAAGACTGGACAAAATCCTTACCACTCGTCGCGCTTCAATACCACGAAGTTGAAATTAGAATCAAGTGTAGAACTGGTGGAAGTGGTGCTCTCGGTGCGATATCACCAAAAGCGTATGCCTCGTACGTGTATTTGGACACAACCGAGCGTGAATTCTTCGCGAATAGCGAACATGAACTCCTCATAACACAAGTTCAGTACCAACCAATGAACAAAGCTGATACGTCGGTCGATCTTTCATACTTTAACCATCCAGTTAAGGCCGTTCATATCGCCGCATCCACACAAACTGATATTTGGTCATTTACCGAAGGTACCATGTATATAAACGGTACACCACTTTTCGAAGATATGACAAGTGAATATCACTCGAATGTTGTTCCAGGTAGACACTGTTCCGTTCTTTCAGAATCTCTAGACCTTGAACCAGTAGCCACGTGGCCATTCTGTCTTACGATGAATAAATCACAACCAACGGGTTCTTTGAACTTTTCGCGTATAGATTCCGCTAAATTAGCTTTAAAAGGTACCGCAAACGCTAGTTCAGGTGCTGTAGGTGCTGTTCGCGCATACGGTGTCAACTATAACATTCTCAGGATTAAGAATGGTATGGGTGGTGTCGCATTCGGTAACTAATAATTAATTATAACGCCCCCGTAGACCCAAAACCTCTATTAGCACGCATAGTTTTTTGTAACTCGTTTACTTCCTGTATAAGAGGTGTCGAACACTTCTCTAAAATCAACTGAGCAATTCTTTCCCCTTGTTTAATTTCGAACGGAACTGATCCGAGATTAAATAAGCAGACTTTAAGTTCACCCGTATAATCAGGGTCAATCACACCCGCACCAACATGAATTCCGTATTTTACAGTTAAACCCGATCTCGGTGCTATGCGTCCATAACACCCCAATGGAATAGTCGCACACACACCCGTACTCACAATGTCTCTAGAATTTGGTTGAATGACCAAATCGTTTAAACTGTATAAATCGTATCCAACTGATCCCGGAGACGCGCGTGTCGGTAAAGTTGCATCTAGTGTTAGTCGTTTAATTTGAAGTGTTTCTGGCATTCTATTTTATCTATATACTCAAACTTTCTTTAATTTATTTAATTTTACTAGAGCAATCAATAAAATTATGAAAAGTATAACCATTTGAACAAAAAACATATCACCAGTTGTTATATTATACCCAATAATAGGAATACGAATAATACCATAGTCTTTAGTGTGACATATCGTTTTTTCACCTCTGTTATAAACATATTTTGATAAATCTTCTAACATTTTAGGACAGTACCTTTTATACCTATTCGTACTTATTTCTCCACCCATTATGTTATCTTCATCCGTCCAAAATGAATTTTTATAATCAATCTTTTTATCTAAATTTTTAATACCATTCGTCTCCATATCAATGTGTGTTGAATGCTTATGGTTTATTATTTTCCGTGCACCTTCGCGTGTAATAAAATATGCAGCAGTTGATCCCGAATACTTTGTATTGACATCTTTTGTTTTAGGACAAATACCATCACAGTGTAAACTTAAATAATCCCAATCTATATTTTCAAGTTTCTTTTCCAAGTGAACAACGTTAGCGAATAAAGGAAATGCATCATCTTCCATTATTAAAGCAACGTCGTATGGATCATTTTCTAAAAAGTGTTTAAGCGCCTGTATATGACTATACGTACACCCAATAGCAGATCTAGATGCAAAACTATCCACCGTAAATATGAAACTAAAATGTTTTTTTATTTCACTTTTGTCAATGTTTTCAAATTTATATCCACTTATACGCGTAGGATAAATACCAACCTCGTTAAGTTTATTTTCCTGAACTTCGTACCGTTTCTTTTGTGAATCTAGATTTATTACGTACGTATTAAAAGTCATATATGTTAGTATATCATGAGAATATATTTAAAAGTATAAGTTCAATACTAATTAATAATGAGTTTGAAAATCATAATGGGGAACATGTTTTCGGGTAAAACGTCTGAACTCGTTCGACGTTTAAAAAGGTATGAGGTTATAGGAAAAGGTATACTCGTCATAAACTCAAGTAAAGATACACGGTGTTTAGAACATGTTCTACGAACGCATGATAACATGAAATTTGATTGTGTAAAAACAAATAATCTCGATGAACTGAATTACGATAAAGTAGACGTTATAGCCATAGACGAAGCACAATTTTTTGTAGGTCTAAGACAATTTGTAAAAAAAGCACTCGTACATGGTAAAACAGTTTTATTAACAGGTCTCGACGGTGATTATAAACAGGAAAAAATAGGTGAAATTTTAGATTGTGTACCACTCGCTGATAAAGTTTTCAAATTAACTGCTATGTGCATGGAATGTATGGATGGAACACACGGTCCTTTTACGAAACGTATAGTTAATAGCGATAAGATTGAACTCGTAGGTGGTAAAGAAATGTACATGGCCGTTTGTCGAAATCACCTTTAAAATCTATTTATATCTAATATTAAAACCACGCGTTTTCCCTTATCAGTCTTATTCACGCTATGATATCGTGAATGATCAAATAAAATATATTCACTAGGCTCGTGTTTGTGAATGTCAATATCTGTAGTGATATTACTTGTTCCTTCTATTGTTAAATGGTACCGTAACTGTAAATTACTCTCGGCGCGATGTGCCGGTATTGACATTGGTCCTTCCATAACCGCGATTATAGCATGTTCGATACATGGTACAGTTTTTAAGAACGTGTTTAATTCAGGAAAATCCTGTATTTTGTAGTAATAATAATTTTCATTATATTCAAACCATGGATCAAGGTCGTGAAAATAGTATTTTTGTATATACTTGTGTATTGTATCATATTCGTTTTTTATATCAATAAAATGATTTTGTACTGTACATAGACTCTTAAACTCATAAACAGAATAATGTGGTTTATAAAAAAATAGATCGACGAGTGAATTACGTATACCAACAAGGGGACGTAAAGGAGTTTGAAAATATAGTCTATCTATAGGGGTTTTGATATAATCGTTTAATATCAATAGTATTGGTATCATAAAAATCCACATTTTTTTGTGTGTGTATAATAAATGCCAGGATATCCTAAACTCGAAAAATACGCACCAGAACAGACAGAAAGTGTTGATACGTTAGAAAAACGTTTTGTTGGTTTAACCGATACACAAATATTTCTGTTCAGTATGCCAAGTGTGATAACTTTAACATTAGCATTGCTCGTATTGCTCGATAAACGTGCTAGACAAAACCCACTTGTGTACGTATCCCTATTCTTATCGGGTGTACACTTATACCACCACTACACACTCACAAGATTACAAAATAAGATAAAGCAATAAATAATAAATAATATATAATTAAAAATGTTTATGATTGAAGAACCTTACGGATTATCCGAATTTCAGTGTTGGTTAATATCACTCGTCCTCGGAATTGTTTTAATAAAAAGAAAACGTCGCGGTGAAAATTATATTTGTGAATTATAAATGAACGCGTTACAGGCAAAAGCACCTTTCATGAGTGCTGTATTTGCAAACCTTATTTTCCAGGGTCTCGTCACGTACCAATCCGCAAAAACAGTCATAGATAGTCCATCGTATAGTGATTACATGGCAAGAAATACACTGTTTAATTTACTCCTTTTATTAGGTTTATTTTTAGTACTTATATTTGCTAAATTAAGTTTACCGTTTAAGTTTGGTCTATTCACCATGATATCAATTCTCATGGGTGCTTACCTTTCACCACAAGCTAACATAAAAGAGGCACTTTTAGAAGTTGTTACTATATTCATAGGTATGTTTATACTAGGTCTTCTTAGTGTACAGTTTGGATTCGATCTAAGACCACTCGGTATACTTTTATTCTTTGGTCTCTTAGCGCTCATACTCGCGCGTCTCTTTAGCCCCGGTGAAAAGAAATACGCAAAGATAGGGTCGTTACTGTTTGCCTTATTCGTCGTTTTTGATACGAATAATATCTTAAAAAAGAATTATGGAGGTGATTTCATAGATGCATCGCTCGATTATTTCTTAGACATACTCAATTTACTCCAATATAGAATGGACAATTAACATATTTTTCTGCTAGAATTTTCCTTTAGTATAAAAATTAATAAATAATTTTATAAATGTATAATAAATGACCCGAGTTCGTTTAAAAAAGAGTCCAAGGTTTGATAAAAAGTTCAGAGTAACTTTTGAGAACGGTAAGATTGTTGATTTTGGCGCGAGAGGATATTCGGATTATACGATACACAAAAATCCTATACGAATGCGTTCTTATGTAACGAGACATGGTGGGTACGTTCCACATATGGTACAAAAACAAAATGACCCTAAACTCGTTCATGTAAATATGCTCGATGTTACTAAAAGTGATAAAGAAAACTGGAGTAAAACAGGTTTTTATACCGCTGGGTTTTGGTCGAGATGGCTTCTTTGGAGCCAACCCGATATGGTAAGTGCAAAAAAAATAATATCTAAGAAATTTGGTTTAGTTTTTCTTTAATACCACGTTTTTTAAGATTTGCTTTTAAAGCGGTCATTAAATTCGAACTAGGGTCTCGTTTTATAACTCGGGTTGGAACTGGAGGTGGTGGTGGTGGAACTGGTAAACGTCGAACTGGTGTTACCGTTTTATTCTTTGGTTTTGGTACTCCGCCCATATTTTTAAATAGGGATCTACACGTACGTAAAAGTTTTTTTGTCTGTCGAACCTGTATTTCCAAAGCCGGCGCCTGTCGTCTTTGAATTTTCATATCGAGCTCTTTTTCAGTTAAGGGTACACGTTTACCCTTAATCTTTTTTGTTACACGTATACCAAGTCGCTTTGCTTCAGCTTTTAATGAATCGATCTTCATTTATATTAACCAATAAAATTATATTGACGTACTATAAAGATGGATCGTTTACAGAAAATTTTATTTTTATGTTTTTTATGTATAATAGTATCTATGATAAAACACTATAAATGTGAATGTCTCGTATTACAAAATATAACAATTGGGGGTAAACCTATAGAAAAATGCTCAAAAGCGTGTAAAACTAAGGGAATGGTTATGGATGGAATTTCATGTATGATTTCTTTATCATGTTGTTTTATAATTTTATTTTCTAAATATTAGTATTTAAAAAAAATTATCCGTTCTATACATTCTAGCCTGGAATGCACCCGTTTGTCCTAATACCGAAACGGATTCATTACCATAGAATTCTTGACACCCGATATCTTCCATACAATCACGCGCATTATGTGTTATAGGAAGTGGGTATTTCTGATCACCCGGTGTGACTGTATAATAATGGTACCTGTCGCGTCTCCCACGAACCTCTTTACCGTATAAAGGTAAAGTTTCTTCATCCGTTCCTGTAAGTATTCCCATTTGTTGAACGTGTCCGGGTTTGTATTGTTTGATCGGTGGATCTCTATATTCCGTCTCAACTGGAACACGTATTGGTACTTGGACGGGTACTTGAACTTTTATAGGAACTTGTTCTCGTTTCTTAATAATTATGGGATTGTAAAATTGGTACACAATAGTTGCCGTGAGTAAAATTACAGTAGCAAATAAGATTTTTGTTTTATTCTTATTAGTAATCTTCATTTATATCTACGTATATTTTTTATTTGATTTAAACAATGGAGAAAAGTCGATTCGTTTTAATCTAAACTGTACAAGTAACCATAAAAAAAATAAAAGACTTTTTAGTAAATTATTCGCAGATGTATCGTCCATTTTGTATATAGGTCCGACAACGCGTCCAAAAAAAGTTTCTTCTTTTTTATTCCCTGTAACAGCCATTTCCATTTGTGTCAAAGCACATGAATCATCGTTCACAGACCAGTGAAAAAATATAAAAGGTACCAAAAGTGAATAAAATTCTAAGTTTTGTTTATTTTTCATAAATGGAACTACTAACATTGTTATGAACAAAAGTAAATGGATAAAAAATATAATGTTCATATCTATTAGTATGAGTGAAGAAAAGAAACTGCCTAAAATATGGCATCCACAACAAGAAAAAATACTTAAGGCTTGGGGTGAAGCCGCTGCTTGTTATAGATACATGCATTATCAGGCGTACTGTTCTTATAAAAACCTAAGTATGAAATTTACAATACCATTGATTATTGTAAGTACTATTACAGGTACTGCTAACTTTGCACAAGAAACTTTTCCGCCCACAGTACAACCGTTTGTACCATCGGCCATTGGTGGACTTAATCTTATTACGGCAATCGCAACGACTATAATGCAATTTCTTAAAATTAATGAATTGATGGAAGGTCACCGCGTTGCTTCTGTACAATACGGTAAAGTTTCGAGAACAATTCGTCTTGAACTCACATTACCACTTTCGGAAAGAACGCAAAATGGTACAAATATGATAGAAAACATGCGTGCTGAGTATGATCGTTTAATAGAACAATCACCAAATGTACCCAAAAAAATGATAGACTCGTTTGAACGCGAGTTTCCAGATGATAACGCATTCTTCAAACCAGAGATTATGCATATACAACCTATAATACCATTCAAGGCTATAGCTGAAAATACAATTATTACTAAATTGAAAGATGCTGTAGGGGGTGCTGCAAAAAGAGAACTTAAAAAAGAACTCGAAGATATACGTGGTAATATTCAAACGGCTAAGAAAACAATAAAATCTGATATAGAAGGTAAGCAACAACGTATAAATGAAATTTCTGAACTAAAAGATAAAGGTATCGTTAGTTTGAAAGGCGATCTCATGAAAGAAATACGTCGAAGAACTGAACTTATGGAAGTTGTGACTGAAATACCCAAAGACGAAACTGATATTACAGAATCTTCGATAGACGATTCGAGAGATAAACAATCATAATAAACATGGTTAAGTTAAAGAAACCAATACAAAATATATAAGGAATAATTTTCTTTTTAAAGGGGTTTATTATACGATCTTGAAGAACGTTATTATCTAAAATAATATCCAAGGCCTGATTAGCGAGATCATCTCCTTCATCCGACGACATGGATTCCTTTGTTATAATAAAAAAAGAAAAAAAGAAAAATGTAGTAACGCTCCATGAACATGAAATTAAAAAACTTAAACAATATTTAAACGAAGGCAAAAACGTTTTTTTATGTGGAAAATCCGGGTATGGTAAAACTTTTATATTAAAAGAAGTTTTAGATGAATCAAATAGTATAGAAATATGGGATGAGACTCTGAGAAAAAAAGATATATTTATGGATACGATAAAAAAATCAAATATGTATAGTTATATAGAAGATTACGAAAGTGATATACACGTTTACAAATCTATTATCGAGACCGTATGTAACGGTGATAAACTAACAAATAAACCTATAGTTATAACATCAAAAAATGTTTATTTTATCGACAATTTCGTTACAATTATTATACCTAAAAAAAGTGAAGAAGAAATAATGTCCCTTAAACCATCTCACCCTAATTGTAAACAAGCCGCTACAATGTGCCAAGGAAATATAACTAATTTTTTTTATTATTTAGATTTTCCATGCGAAAAAGATATTTTTAAAACACCGAAAGATATTATCAATGATGTTTTATCTAGTGATGAAACTATAAATATAACAGATTCTTTACATGAACATGGTCACATTTGGTCGGCTATTCAAGAAAATTATATAGATGTAATAGACGATAACGCCGACAAAATAACACAAGCATTATCAGATGCAGATTTTTACGACGTAAATATGTATAAAGGTAATTGGGAAACCATGCCTTTTTTTGCATTAAGCGCGATAAAAATACCTAAAATATATTTTACTAAAAAGTTATATCCGGAAAATATACACCCGGGGAAGTTTTGGACAAAGTTTGGTAATCAAAAAATGAGACAACAGAAAATTAGAAATATACAAGTACAGTCTTCTTCTAATTTTAAACACCAAGAGTTTATGTTATTTAGAATGTATGCACAGATGGGAGACGTTTCTAAATTTAAAGAGTATAATTTAACACCCCAAGATTTTGATGTAATGAATCATTTAGCGATACAAAATAAACTTAAACAACGTGAAGTTACAAAAATAAAAAAGTTGATTAAAGAAGAAATATCAAAATGAAAGTAAAAGAATGTCTACAGCCAATAACACGGATGATGATGATTTTAAAATCACACGTGTTATCGGTAATGAAATATTATACTACGGTGAAATCACGAACGAGGATATTCTCGAATTTGTAGAAGAGTTTAAGAAACTCGAAATCAAACTTCTTAAACAAAAGGCGGAACTTATGGGGTACGAACCCGTTATTCGGATACATATATGTAGCGGAGGTGGTGATTTGTTCGCGGGTCTGAGTGCAATGAACATTCTCGAAAAATCGCGCGTTAAGGTCGTGACGATCGCACAAGGTGAGTGCTGCTCGGCAGCAACGTTCCTTCTCTTGGGTGGACACGAACGTCTTATCGGTAAAAATGCACACGTTCTCATCCATCAAATATCCACGGGTGGATTTTGGGGTAAATACGAGGAAGTTAAGGATGAAATGAAAATGTGTGATAAACTCATGGATATGGTTAAGAAAACGTATACAGAAAAAACCAATATTCCTGATAAACAACTTAAGAAACTTATGAAACGTGACGTTTACCTAGACCCTAACGAGTGTATCAAATACGACGTCGTTCGCGGTCTTGACTAATATCGACGTGGCGTTTATAAAGACCAATTATGGTCGCGATTATTAGAAACAAACAAATAGTATTTGCGTTTAGCGGTATAACTGTATTTTCCGGAGGTTTGAGTCGTTCCATTCTGCTATAGTCGACGACGGGTATTTTATCCGCCATACTCTACTATACCTGAATAAAAATTCCAATCACAAAAAACACAGTTAGAGATTTTTTTATAGTATTATTTAAATGAAAAGAGTTGCTATTGATATCGACGAAGTTCTCGTCTCGTTCGTTAAACCTATGGCAAAGTTCCGTGGATACAAAATGCCGACCACCCAAAAGTACCCGTACGTCTATAAAGATATGTT